TTGTTCGAGGGGACTTCAGCCTTAAGAACAAAATCCAGAAGGTGGTGCTTCTGGGAACTATGAGAAGGATGTATCAAATTCTCCTTTGCCGGTTCGTATCTCCTCGATGCATCCTTCTCATTTTAAATAAAACTATGAACGACATTCTTTTAAAAGTAGATTTTCCAACTAAACCACAGACTCTTTATCTATATAAGGGTAAGTACAAAGTTATTGGAGATGAAATTTTAGATGGCGTAAATGTTATCAAAACTTGCAAATGCTCCGAAGGATATTTTAGTTATACTTCTATAAAATTTGGTGGATTTGAATATCATAATGAGATACCAACAGAGTTTTGTAAACAGAAATTCTTTGGTGGCGAATGGTATGAAATAATTGAGGGCGATTAGCTTAACGGTTAAAGCAGGGGACTCATAATCCCTTGAGTGGGGGTTCGAATCCCTCATCGCCCATTTAGGAAAAACACTATGACAAAATCACAGGCAGAAGAAATCAAAACTAGAATAGAAGTTTTTAATACTCTCTATTCTCCTATTGAATTAACTTTTAAAATGGGCGAGAGTGTCCATCCATATGTTGATGATGAATGGTTTGTTACTATTGTATGCAATTACACTGAAAATGATTGGATAGTATTTTATGGCATGAACCATAATTATTCCCAAGTTATTGATAAATTAGATGGTTTTCAGTTTGCGATGGAAGCAATTCTGGCATATCAAGAAGAGCATGGTAATTTAAAGTTTTCTCAATCAGATGCGCCTTTGGGGTAGCATTTTTGTAATAACTGATTGAGACTCGCCCTCCAAGTTTAGTAGTGTTTTCTTGGAGGGCTTTTTTATTAACTACTCCTATTTCTTAAAAAAATCTATAGATTTTTTTATAATCTAGTGCTCATTAATATTTTTTGCATATCAAGTAATATTTCTCCATAATGTGACTTTCTTTGATATAATGGTATCAAGATATATAACATATGTCTGCAAAGGATACGGCTATGGAAATCAAAGATACTCACTGGTTCATCAAAAACAGAAAAGCACAGTTTGATTGTGCTAAAGATATTACTAGTGAAGGCAATGTAATTGTATGCCCAGCACCTGTAAAGAGTGGCAAGAGAGAAATCGTTATCTGTGGCTCTTTATTGAAAGACAAGAAGAGCAAGCATTACTATGCAGTGAATCTTCTCCGCATTGATACAAAAGAACAGGTAGAAGAGTTGAATGCATACGGGATATCTACTTATGTGGGTAGAGATTTGCGGAGTAAGTTAGAAAACATCAAGCGTGACATTGAAGAAGCAATGAAGGACGGTATCACAATCTATCTTCATGTTGATGAGTTGGACTATGGTTCAGGTGTAAAGCAGTGCTTCGCAGACTTTCTACGATTCACTATGAAATTGCCTGTTGTTCATATCTTCTACAGTGCTACCGCTTTTGAGATGCTCTATGCCCAAGGTATACAGTTCAGAGTTTGCAATTTCAAGCCTGACGAATCCTATAGAGGAACAGAATATTTCCTCAACAACGGACTGGTTCATCAAGCAGAGCAGGCTTTCTTCCACTATAACAACAAAGGCATACTTGAACTTTCTCCTCAAGGTGAAGAGTGTTGCAGACTTATCAATGTCAAGCAAGGCAAGAACATTGGTGTTGTCAGGATAACAACAATGGAAGACAAGCAGTCTGTATATCAAAATGTAAAGGCAAACTGTGGTCAGGCTAAGTCATCTGTTAAGAGGTCTCTTGATAAGATATTTGGCAAAGACAACTACGTCATTAAGTTTACTGATAAGGACTCTTCATTGTTCTGGGGTGATAGAGAAAAGAACTCTTCGTCACGAACCGCTTGGTATGACCTGCCATCCAACAAGCCTGTTCTTCACATAATCAACCAGACAAGTAGCCGTTCTACAGAATGGGCATTGCAACCGCATTTGGCTTTCTATCATTCATATAGAAAAGAATCCTCCATCACAACCATTCTGCAATACGATACGAGGTGTTTTGGGTACAGAGATACTACCTGCCACATATACACCTCTGATGTTGAGATATTTGCAATTCCTGCCATGGATGAAGAGTACTTTTTTGAACTGATGTTCAGGAAGGGTTGGAAAATCTCTTCAAGGGTAAGAAGCATCGGCGGTATTGGAGAATCTGGCAGGGCTAAACCGGGTTCATACGAATTGGTTTTCCTTTTTGAGGATGAGACTCCGGGGTTAGAGATTTACGAACCAAACCATCCAATTCATTCAGACCATGGTAAGCAAAGAGAGACTCCAAGCATCAGTTACAATGGTCATTATTATCGTTGGTGTAACAGAACCTCTACTTGGGGTAAGGGTACTGAAGAAAGCACCTCGAACTTGGCACGTTTCATGTTTGATGGCATTATGAGTTTCAGTAAGAGCCACAAGATTACATTTGCTTGGATTGACAATCCATCCAAAATGCAAAAGGACTGGGAAGTTGACTTTAAAAATCTATGCTCCTTAGACCCAAGAATCCAGAAAGCCTTTGACGATAACAGGAGGGTGTTTGGGATATTCCGTCTCAAGAGTAAATCAAACATCGTAACCAAGGATAACAGTATCTATCACGAGTTGGCTATTCCTGAAATAGACCTCTTCACCGAGTAGAGGTCAAGACCCTCCCCTGAAAAGGAGGGTCTTTTTTATTAACAAAAGCTAGAATATAAAAAATTCTAAAGAATTTTTTAAGATATATTGCTAGTTAATAAATTACTAGTATTTTTGAAATAGTTTGATATATATCCACGCAGAGGGTATACTTATGTTGTAAGAAATTACACAACATTGATAGGAAAAGGCAATGCAAACAGAAACTAAGAGACGGGGAAATCCTAACTGGGGTTATGTCAAGCCTTACCAAGAGGCTCGTGAACATATTAAGTCTATGGGCTTCAAAACAATGTCTGAATATTCAGAATGGGTTAAAACAGAACAGCCAGAAGGTTTTTCACACAACCCATATCAAATTTACAGATATCGTGGTGAATGGGTATCCACAGCTCATTACCTTGGTAAAGAAGATTTAATCACCCCTAAGATTAATCAAGAATACGAAGTGGTTGTGAATTCAGGATTCTTTTCTAACCTTAAGGATACACTCAAGAATATACTGCACTTAAGGTCAAGGAAACATTCATATATGAATTAAAAAAGAGGGCGAAAGCCCTCTTTTTTATTGACATAGTGTCAATAGTATTGTAATATATTAATGAAGTTCAGTACAGACTCTAAGAAAGAGAGAGATATTATTATGCAAACACTACTGCCCAAAGAGCAAGAAAAGGGAATCGCTGTGTTCTCTTATGAGAAGCCAACCTATGAACAGGCTAAAGCCTTAATCAAAGGACAAGTAAGAACCATGAAAGAGTATACCGCTTTCGTGCGAAATCATCCCTTCTATCAACTCCCAGCCAACCCAAGACAGTACTACGCAAAAGCATATGTTTCTAACTATGACTTTTTCGACACCGTCCCAACAACTGCTAGTCAGTTGGCAATCCAAAAATATTGGGACAAAGTCCATAGTGGAGAAGTCATTCGGAAGCGTTACACTAAGAAGGACAAATCTGATGTTCCAAGTGTCAAGGTCGAAAGCACCAAGGTTGTTGAACAACCAGTCGAAGATGACCGCATAACATTGATAAACATAATGCGTAAATACGACATTTTGGATTTGTGCAAAGAAGGTGTCAAAACTTTATTCACATATGAAGAGTTGTACGAAATGGTTATCAAGTAATCGGATAGTAGCCCCCGCAAGGGGGTTATGATATACTACTGACAGGAGTTGAGATATGCCAAGATACAGTGTTTACATTCCTTTCACCTGTACCTACGAGGGTGAAATTGCTGATGAAGAGTTCGATATTAATGTCGAAGCAGACAATGACAAAGATGCTATTCAAAAAGCCATTGAAGAATTGAATAGCGAATATGTCGTCAAGACTATTAACAGTGACGATATTACCGTTGAAAAGATACCAGATTTTCCTTCCTTTGATGAATGGGAAGAAAAGTATACTGCTCGCAACAATCCCTTTGCACAAGAAGGCGAACAGGGTTTGGGAGAGATTATGTTTGATACTGATGGTGACGAGTTTCAAACAGTCAGAGGTTATGATGCAGGAAAAATCTGGACAGTTCGTAGCACTGAATATGGCTTGATGCTTACGGCAGGACTTGGGATGGTTGATAGGTTTGGATACATCTTGTCCGAAGAGTCTATCACCGAAGAAGACTGGAGCAAAGCGTACATAATCGACTAGTGTAATGACCCAGCCACGCAGTGGCTGGGTCTCCTTTTTGCAGAATATATTAACAACGAATAAATCCTAAAAAATTCTATAGAATTTTTTAGAATATAGTAAAGGTTAATAAAAAATCATGTTCTTACAAATGGATCACCCTAAAAATGTTGTTTTCGATGTTGACCCTTGGTTGCACATTAAACCAGAAGAAGCAATGGAAGCACCTGTCTCTGTTTATGTAAATGAGTTTTCAGAGGAAGCTGTTAAAATTTTCTTAGAGGATATTACCAAAGCAAACAACACATCACAACCAATCATACCTATATACATTGATTCATATGGTGGAGATGTATATGCTTTAATGGCTATGATTGATATTATTGAAAGTTGTGAAAAGCCTTGTGCAACTATATGTATTGGAAAAGCAATGTCCTGTGGTGCTGTTCTTCTTGCTTGTGGAGAAAAAGGCCACAGATATGTAAGTAAAAATGCAACTGTAATGATTCACGATGTATCTTCATTTTCAGAGGGTAAATCCGAGGAAATAAAATCAGATGCGGCAGAAACAGATAGATTACAAAAACAATTCTATAAGTTGCTTGACAGAAAGTGCGACAGAAAAGATGGATACTTTGATAAATTGGTTTTTAACAAAGGTAGATCAAATTTGTATTTGGATGCTGAACAATGCATAAAACATGGATTGGCCGATGAAATCAAAATTCCGAAGTTTACCGTTGAAATAGTACATAACATTATATTCGAGTAGTTGACAAAACTCCAATAAATATCTAAAATATTAATGTAGAAAACTACAAATACTCCCATAGGATTAAATGATGAAAAGTATTCAGCTATCTTCCATTAAGAAGAAAATCGGAGCAGAGAATTTTTCAGTTTTGCGTGAGACTATTTTTAAGTCTTCATATGACCGACCAAGTAAGGGTATGACATTGCAACGTGACAGAATCGTTAATGCAATCAAAGACCCACAAGTAAAGAAAAGTTTGGAAAATATCACCTCTAATGTTGACTGGTTTGTAATTGACGTGGTATAGTTAACTAGTTGTTTTCATGTGTGTACTCTTCAGGACTGGATTAAAACCCAGTCCTTTTTTTTTGACATATGGCTTAACTGTGATACACTAATGCAACGGAGGAAGTTATGACAGTAAGAGAAGTGATTGAGTTGCTAGAATCCATTGCACAGAAGGAAGGTGACCAAACTGAGTGCATCGTTGAAATCGAAGAACAAGACTACAATACTGAGGCTGAAATCCATACGGTCTGCACAAACGGCTACGAAGATGGGACAAAGAAAGTCGCTCTCGTGGGTACAAAAGATGAAGAGTAAAGCCCAACCCATTATCTTGGCAATCATTATTATCCTTCTTCTTGGTCTTATCGGGAAGAATGACTTTAACGACAAACTTGAAGAAGCCGGAGTTACAATCGAAAATGGGAAGTGAATTTAAATATTCCGAGGAAGCCAATGAGAAAGCCAAGCAAGATATTCAAGATTATTGCCTTGCTTATTTTGATGAGTCTGTTATTTTGGCTGATGGATTTGAACTTGGTTTCTTGGGTTGTGGCTATTCCTATTCTGGTTCTTATGCAATCTATAATCTGGGCACTTGTATTGAAATCCTGATGCAACGTGATGGAATGTCCTTTGATGATGCAGAAGAATTTATTGAATACAACGTGATTGGAGCGTTTGTAGGTGATAGAATGCCTGTATTCCTCGTTCCAATGAAAGAACTTTATGAATATCAGTCTTAAAAACACTCGCATTAACCATCAAAATTCCGAGGAAACGCTTGCTTTTAATGCATTACTTTGTATTGATGGCAAGCCTTTTGCAGAAGTCTCAAATGATGGCAGAGGTGGAGAAAATCGCTATCGTCCACTTGGTGATTCTATGGACTGGATTTTTAACCACGCTCTTGTAACCCAGTTTAGAGAATGGTGTGCTGTTCAACCTCCAGTATATGACAAAGAATCTGGAAACCTTTATAACTTCGATGCAGACCTATATGTTAATGATTGCTTAACAGAATATGTAGGTAATCTCCAAACTCTTGCTGTATCAATATAATAGAGCATTGAAGCCCTAACCAAATACGGTTAGGGCTTTTTTTATTAAGAGGTACTAAATCATAAAAAAATCTAAAGATTTTTTTAGGAAATACTAGAGGTTAATAGAAATGACATTAGATAAGAAATTAGGAATTGGATTTTTATTTGTAAGTGGAATGGTCATTAGTGGATGTCTTGGTTATTCTATTAAGGAAACACAACACCAAGACAGAATGGAAATAGTTGCTCAATATAACGCCCAACAATCTTCTTGTAGTAGAATGATGCAGCAACTCTCACAATATTCAACAAAAGCAATAAAAAGAAAACCATCCCCGAAAGAACTAGCAATAATCAGAATGCAAAGGGATTAGTGTTTTAAAAATAGAATATATAGTTTGGTCGTTTGGTTTAGTAATGCGACAGGAGAACAGTTATGAAAGTTAAAGGTTTCTCCACTATAGTTAATGCTATAGTTTATCTCACATTCATCGGTGTGTTTCTAGTTATTTTAAAAGCATTGTTGGACTAGGTTTTGTTTTCACATTAAACCCAGATAATGAAAATTGTCTGGGTTTTTTGTTTGACATTTTTGAGTTAAGATGTATAATATTAGTGTATTCCTTGATAGCTCAGCGGTAGAGCAAACGGCTGTTAACCGTTAGGTCACTGGTTCGAATCCAGTTCAAGGAGTTTTTTTCATGGCCTGTTAGTCGAGTGGTTAAGATGCCTCCCTTTCACGGAGGAGACCAGGGGTTCGATACCCCTACAGGCTAGTTGTGGTATAATATTTTTGTTGTTCTCTGGTGGTGTAACGGTAGCACAGAGGTTTTTGGTGCCTTTAGTTGGAGTTCGAATCTCTACCGGAGAATCTTTGCCTAGGTAGTTCAATGGTAGAACATCATACTTGTAATATGATTGTTGGGGGTTCGATTCCTCTCCTAGGCTTTTTTTAAAAAACTCTATCTTTTAGCTCAAGGATAGAGTTTTTTGCTGTATAATGAGCTATGGAAAAAAGTGTTTTACAAAACTATATCGAGTTAAATTATTCAACAAGAAAAATCGCTGAAGTTACAAATATAAGTCAAACCAATGTACGTCACTGGCTTAAGAAACATGGTTTGAAAACTACTCTAAAACCATTCAATGAACAAGAATATTCATGTCGTTGTGGTGAAGCAAATCCTGAAAACTTTTATGGTCGTATGAAAAAGACTTGTTCAAAATGCCATAATTTGAAAACAGGCAAAACAGGAAAAAACAATAGACTTTTTGCTGTTAAAACACTCGGTGGAAAATGTATGGTTTGTGGTTATGATAAATATACAGGCTCATTAGATATTCACCATTTAGACCCAAAAATTAAAGACAAAAACTTTAGTTGTATGCGTGGTTGGTGTAAAGAACGAATATTGGCAGAAATCGAAAAATGCGTTCTTTTATGTCGAAACTGTCATGCAGAAGTTCATGCTGGCATTATTGATTTGAAAGATGTGATATAATAATGACATGGGAACATATACTTATATTATTGCTGGATTTTTAATTGTTGTTCTGTATACACCTGTTATATATCAAGTTTATATGTTGAGAAAAGATATTAAATCTTTGAAGAAAAAAACGGAAAAGTTGGTGGATTAAAATGAATATGCTTTCTGCTGTTGGTTTAGGTCTCGTTTCTGGTTTCATTGCGTCTACTCCTATTCTTGCATTCAGTTTCTATATCAACAAAAGATTAGACAAAATGATAAAGAATTTGGAAGAACTGAATAGCAAATACCAAATCTAGTGGTATAATATTATCAGTTAAGGCTCTATAGTTAAATGGATATAACACGGACCTTCTAAGTCCATATTTTAAGTTCGATTCTTAATGGAGCTACTTTTTTAATCCCATCCCTTAAAAGATGGGATTTTTTATTAACAATCACTAAACCTTAAAAAAATCTGTAGATTTTTTTATGATCTATCTGTTGTTAATGTTTTTTTCTTACTTGACATATTTCAGTATTTATTGTATGATTTGTTATGACTAGAAAACTTGACTACACCGTTTCTGAGAACATCAAAACCCAATCCAAAAACCGCATCCATATCCCAAAGAAGTATGCATCTTATATTGGACTTAATCAGGGTCATACTGCTCACGTTACCAATCTTAATGGCTCTTATGTTATTTCCATTTGTCCTACACCTGAATCCAAAAAATACATGGTAGACAAAGATGGTGCTGTTCGTTTCCCTGTACAAAAAAGCGAATACAAGATTATGATTGCAGATAGTGTTGTGGTGATTCTATGAGTATGTTTCTGAATGCTTTTGAGTTTACATCTGAAGATATCGTGAATATTTTGAGGGCACACGATACAGATATTACAATTCATCAGTTGGCAGAATTACATAGCATTCTTGACCACGATTCTATTGTTCGCTCTGCTCTTCAATATAATGAGCCTGAAATGCAACTTAAATCCGCTTTGTCTCATGCAGAAGATTTAATGATAATGGATGGTCTTTATATCACAGAACCCAAAAGATTCTACGTTGACGATTAACTTAAGAAAAACATTTGCCAGAGTTGTTTATTTTATCGAGCAAACCAATCAAGGCAAAAGTAAAGAAACCATATTAAAGGAGCTGGATTTATCTGAAGATGAATTCCAGTTTCTTTTAAATACTATGCTTTCTTTTTCCGCACTTAAAGATAATGAAGCAACTTTATCATCTTTAGATATTATTGGAACAGTTTATATTGGTGGAACTTACGTGACCTATAATAACAAAGACGTAATATCCTTATGACAAATGCGTTGAGAAATTGGTATAATAGTGTTAACTTGTTTTTAACCCTCCTCCAATTAAAACAAGTACAACAAGGAGCAGTTGAGATTCCCCTTTCTTGACTGCTCTTTCTTTTTGCGATATGATAGTGTTATGTATATAGCAGTAGACGCAATAGCAAGTGAAGACGACCCAAAACTATCTTATCTTTTGTTTCCTTATGACGAAGATTTTTTAGATGCAATTGAAGAGAACTTGAAAGAAATCCGCATTGATGATGAGATTTCCTTTTCTCTAGAAGATGCTTTGCTTATTCGTGGAGAGTATCATTATGTCCGTAAGAAGGTGACGATGACTGATATCTCTGAGCATCGTTTTAGCCTTGGTCATAATACAGATACCATTCCAAAGTTATCTAAACCAAAAGTACACCTGACAAATGATTACTTTTACTTTTCAGGTTACAGAACACCTACCAGTAAGAACGACAAAGCAAATATCAAGTATGTGTCTGGCAACTTTAACTTGGTGAGCATTGAGAACTTGAGGAAATATGTCAAAAGTAAGAAAGCAATGGTAGAATAAACTATGGAACCTACTGTTTGGATTTATTTTTCAAAAACTGGAACTGGATACGAACTCCAAGGCACTGATATTATTTCTGGCTTTGATGCTTTTATTAATACAGCCGGAACTTATCTAATCGAATATTCTTTTGCAGAAATTAAAGAAGAGATGTATTTCTTTATTTATGAATGGGACAACTCACAAAAGAAACGCCGAACCATTTATGAACGACACCAAAGACAAAACATCTTATTGAACTTTGCTAAAAATGTTGATTTAGTTCATAATATTAGACAAGCGATTTACAAAGAATATATGGACGAAGAGGAAACAGAAAATGCAAACTCGTGAACAAAAACTTAAACTATTAAATAAAACAATTGAAACATTATGGCACGGTGTTTCTGATACTAAAGAAGGCGATTATCCAAAAATCGTCAATCTCTACAAAGAAGTGCTGAAGCTTAACCCAAAAGACAGAGATGCTTGGGAAAATATGGTTTGGCTTATGTGGTCTATGGCCATCAATAAGAAAGATACAGCTTGGTTATTTGAGGCTGAAAAGTTTGCGAAAATGTATCTATCTATCAATCCTAATGGTTATAGAGCATTTGAATATGTTGGGCAGTTTTATCGCATTATGATGGTTGATGAGAGACTTGCCATCCGATATTACGAAAGTGCATTAAGATGGAAAGATGCACCAGAAACAACATTCCATTCTCTCACCTCATTGTATATTAAATGTGGTGATAAAGTAAGAGCCATTGGAAATTGTCGCTTTAATTTAAGACGATATCCCAATGACTCTTATGCAAAATCAAAGTTAAAAGAACTTACAAAGTAAATATTATCTCACTGGTCTTTTCCGGTGAGATTTTTTTCTTTTGAGAGTAAATATAACAAAACAACGTAAAAACCAACAAGGGTAAATATTATTCCCATTATTTGCATATTGTCCTCCAAAAATATTAACGAGATCTATTTCATAAAAAATCTTTGATTTTTTAAAATATATCCGTTGTTAATAGAATTTGATATAATGTGATATGACTGAATTTGAAAACGCAATCTATCAAAACTTAACCTTTACATCCAACAAAATAATAAGACCAAGAGCAACCGAAATGCGAGGTTTTAGAGTTGGATATCCTGATGGCACAAGAGGAATACTTTGGGTGTCAGGACGTAAATACCATATAAGAATAGAAATGCTTGGGTCTATTTTTAATGTTAGAGTACCCAAGCATATAGGACGAATATTACTTGAAGAGTTTTTCCTCAAGTATGGAACAGAAAAAGTTTACGAGGATATTTGAACTTTCTTCTTCTTTTCTGGTTTCTCGCAAATATCAAAAATAACCTCTCCAGATACAGGTAATTCCGCTTCTAAATCAACAGTAACAGTCTTCTTGCAGATTTTACACTTAGAAGAAAACTTATTTTGACTCAATACAGTAAAGTTCTCTAGGGAATGGTTTTTGTCGTGTGCAGATATTTTAACCTGCGCCATTAAAGGTAGTGCTTGAAAAATACTCATAGCATTAGTATATCGTTTAAAAAATTATTTGACAACTATTGACATATACGATATTATTCTCTTGTAAGGGAAGAGATATGAAGACTGTAATCTGGAACAGCAATGAGGTGTGGAATCAAAGTCATCATTTTGAACCATTGATTGAAGATATCACTGGTTTTGATTTGAGACGTAGCCTTTGTTCCGAATCTATCAAGTATATGGCAAAAAGATTGTCCGATACCAAATACAGTCGAGTATTCAGAAGCAAGTATTCAATCTTTGAGGATGAATACAAAGCCCTAGTGGAAAAGTTTAAACAAGAAGCAGATAACAACGGAAAAATTGAGGTGAAATTTGAAAAAGTTTAAAAAGTATAATGAGGAGTTAAGCATAGCATCTGGCACTGAAATGATGAAAGCGAGCCAGATGAGAACTGTTGTATTTAACGACAAAACGAAGTACAATAGGAAAGTTAAGCACAAGAAAGGCTCCAACGATGACTGAAACTGAACCTGCATTCGACTTTGAAATCGACACAGAAAAGTTCGATACAATACGAAGAAAATACTCCCTTGATAAAAACAAAGATTTATCAAATGGTGAAGTGATTGATATTCTTATTGACAATGCATACAAGAACGCTATCCCTAAGAAAAGAAATAGGGTTGGGGTTGATGTTGTTAAGCAAGCAGTTAATGATGGTCTAAGCGTTTCTCAAATCTGTGAAAAGTACGATATCTCAATGTCTACTGTATTCAGACTTAAGAAACTATCCAAAGCACTATAATATTATTCTTCCAAATAAAAAACCCTCTTAATTGAGGGTTTTTTTATTAACCATCCCTAGAACTTAAAAAATTCTATAGAATTTTTTAGAATATATCAGTTATTAATAAAAAATATCCCTTGACTTTCGTCAAGGGATATGGTAGTTGTTAGGAAATCGCAAACAAGAATGTTGGTGATTTCTCTTTGGTTGGTTGTGAGAAACTGTAAGGAACACACAATATATCTGTCATTGTGCTGTACAGATAAGTCTTTCCACACATTTCCCCATTGTCAGGGTTTAAGTGCCAAATCTCATTACCAAAAGAACCCACGCCATCAAAGTAGTTTTCTTCTGGTGTAAATACATCATAAACAAAGAAATACCAGCAAGTTGGGTTTGCTTTGTACTGTGTGACGATGAAGGACTTGCCATCGAACCAAGTACCCTGACCAACGAAACCGATACAGGATGACTTGTCGCTAACATCTTTGATTTTAACCGTCATCGACATCCGAACTGTAGTAGTGTTTTCCATACCTGTAATATATCATCTGGGATATTGGTTCGCCACATAAATTTTAAAAATAAATAGATGAAAATATTTCTTGCAATCATCCCAAAGATGTAGTAATATATTGATGTGAGGTTGGAATCGAGAACCAACTTCTTCCAGTAAAAGACCAGAACGGCTAGAACTAATTGCGTAGTTCAAACAAGGGTAGCAACCTTGGAGTGGTTTATTCCACAATCTTTTACTGAACCCTTGGAGATGGTTGACGCAAACAATCTATCCAAGTATAATGATTTGTGGTTGGGTGCTATGCTCTCTTTATGAGACACGGGCAACATCGGAGGCAGAGACCATCGAAAGAACTGCCTATAGGTTCCGTACTGGTTGAATTCCAGCCAACCACGAATCGACCTGTTCCTTCCTTTCATAAGTTGTGCCGAACAGAAACAGGGGAATCCGCCTAGTAAACTATTCCCCTGTTTAAACCCCCTAAGACTTTTCTTGGGGGTTTTTTATTAACTACTACTAAATCTTAAAAAATTCTATAGAATTTTTTAGAATATATCTGTCGTTAATAAATTTATTTTCTTGACATATGTCATTATATGGCTTATACTTACTCTATGAAACTTGAACAAGTATTACCAATGCTTCGTGATGGCAAGATTATCACAAGAACAAAACCTTACAATGATAAAAAAACTGTTGTTTTTGTCAAAATAGAAGATGATAGATTGAAATTCAAAATCATTTTTTCTACTGGTGATGTAGTTAATTGGGCATATTACACTTTGAAGACAGAAGATGTAATGGCAGAAAATTGGGAGGTAGCAGAATGACTTTAGATATGGTTAATAGACTCTTTTATATTGTAGTTTGGGGTGGCGGTATTGTTGCATTTTGGCAGATTACAAAACATATGCCCAAAACATTATATACATTGCTTGAGTGCATTTCAGTTATGGCAATGAGTGTTCTATGCATCTCACCACTCTCTATGCTAATTGAGTACATCTTAAGAGGTAACATTCACACTACAATGATGTTTGTAGCAGGTCTTTGTTTTGTAGGTTTATCGAGCAGTATTTGGATGGTTATGGTACAATCATCAAGAGCATTACAAGGAAAGAAGCAATACCAATATGTTGTTCTCTAGAAATGGTTTCAAGAGCGTTGACACAACCGAAGCGTTTGTAAAAGAAGCGTTAGAGTTTGGCAACAAAGACGTGGTTCTAAGCCTAGTGCATGAAACAGGTGTTATTGACATTGTCTTTAGCCCAACAATGGATGCAATTGAGGCTGAGATTTTCCACTTTCTCAATGATGGCACGGAATTGAAATATTCTATGCCAATCAAAAGCCTCACCAACAACATCTTATCGACCTTGCAAATGACCAGTGCAATTTATGCATATATGTCAGAAGCATACAAGGTTGCTGATATGTTCAGAAGCACAACCAGACAAAGCACAGACTACGCAAACTAGCTGACTCCCCCAGAAATGGGGGATTTTTATTAACCAATGCTAAATCATAAAAAATTCTTTTGAATTTTTTAGAATATATTGATTGTTAATAAATTTATTTTCTTGACAACAGATGAAATATGTCATATACTTTGTGAGTAAGGAAAACGAAATGAAGATTCAAACCACTAACTACGGTCTTTGTACTGTTGAGAAGAAAAAGTATCAAAACAACGACAACCTAGCTCTTATTCTTGTTGATGAAGATGGACAGCAGGTAACTAATATTTCCACTAATGTCTTTCCTATGGGCGAGAATGAGTTTTGCGCTAACCACTACAATATGGGCGCAACACTCTGGAAAGATATTATGGCTTCTGGTTTCTTTAAGGAAACTGGAGAAAAGGTTCCATCAGGGTTTTGTGAGTATCCAGTGTGTGTTCTGGTCGAAAACTAGAACCCCCTTAACCTCAGGAACGAAAGCTCCTGAGGTTTTTTATTAACATTTGCTATTTTCTAAAAAATTCAAAGAATTTTTTAAGATTTATCATTGGTTAATAAAAATGCGTCAAGTATGTTGCACAGTAAAACATCAGAGGGTAATATATCCCTGTAAGTAATACTTACGTTTTCCATAACAAACTCCAACAAGAGACCCAAGGCAATCGCCTTGGGTCTCTTGGCATATGTCATTATAGCATGATAAAATACCCTGATGAACTTAAAGGAGGTATTTGATGTGTTCTGGTCAAAGAATCCAACCGACCCAGAATACTGGTTTGATAAGCCGTTAAACTACACTTACCACGCTACGGAAAGATGTATTTCAAGAGGCATACAGCAACTTGATTTCTTACCTATTAAGTCTAAGTTAGTGGATTGCGATAAGGATTTGAATGGAAATCCTACTAGGTTAGTATTTAAAGTTGACGATGGTCTCAAAGAGTATCAGTTAGTTATGTCCGTTCATGGAGAAGTTTTAACGGTTTATCATGTTCACAAAGAAGTGTATGAAGCAACACAAAAGCGTAAGCACTACAAGCGATTTGTGAACAATCAGTATGCAAAAGTACTTGGTAGTCAAGACCACGAAATAATTCCAAAGAATTATAAAATTAGGCATTGGTAGTCTTGCAAGTATCTGACATATGTGTTAATATATTGGTGTAAGGAGTTTGAAATGAAAAGTGTAAGAAATTCGGATAGGCTTCGTGAGATTCTAGTCTCTACTCGTCATCAGATTGTCGCTCTTAAGGACATTCAAATTGACCTGTTACGCTATGACTCTAAGGTAGCAAACCAAATCGCCACTCAAATCTCTGCATTGGAAGAGGTTTACAAGCATCAACTTTCTCTCGTTGACATTGCAGAGAAAATTGAACCTAAACGTGCTGGCTGGTTCTCTGGTCAAATCAAAACCAAAGAAGACCGACTCGCCAACATAATGGACTAAAATAAAGCCCCTGAAATATGGGGCTTTTTTCTTGACACTCTCATTGACATATGTTATATTATTGTTGGAGATAGTTATGAAAAACAAGTATGGTAAACAGTGTTGTTATTGTGGTTGTTATGTTAGTGCAGGCGAAGGCAGATGCTGGTGGTGGGATGAAAGCAAACGATGGTATGTAGCCTGTGAAGATTGCTTCCAAGAGAAAAAGGAAGAGCGGCGAAAGCAAGGTTGAAAGTTAATGGGGAGAAACAAGCTCCCCATTTTTTATTAATAACTGCTAAATTTTAAAAAATTCATATGAATTTTTTAGGAAATATCATTAGTTAATAAATTTATTTTCTTGACATCTATTGACATATAGACTATACTAGTTGTGTAAGGAGAACGATATGGGACTTGACAATCTTTGGAAGAAAAATGACAACGAAACTGCCTATGTAGAGGGCGATTTTCAAATCTGTGGCGGTATGTTTTCTGGTTCTGGAAACGATTCATTCCGTGGAAAAGTTTACGCTCGTTTAGTTGAAGATATCACTGGTATTTCTTTGTATGGCTATACAAATGAAAGTAATGAGATTCCAAACGAAATTATCAAGGATATGGCAGAAGGCTTGGAAGCAACAGAATGGCGTGATTCTTACATCCAAAACTATGATATTGAAGAACAAGAATTCAAAGACTTGGTCAGGATGTTCAGGCTACACGCTGATGCTGGTCACTACTTGGTTGCTTTTTATTAGGAGGAGAGACAATGAGAGAATGGATGACACTTGGAACTGTACCTTATGAAGAAGACTGTGTACAGGTCAATCCCAACAAAGATTATTTGCCTGCAATGCAAGCAGAAGTCAGACGCTTTGTTAAGTTTCTGGAAGAGCGATTTCTTAACATTCCAGAAGAAGCATACTTTGGCGTTAAGCGTGAAAGTGGTCATGACGCTGGAACTTACTTGGAAGCGGCTGTATATTGGAACACAGATTGTCCTGAAGCCGAACAGTTTGCTTTCTTTGTTGAATCAAACATTCCAGCCAAATGGGATGATACTGAACAGTTAGACTGGAAAGCAAAAGAAGCTGTATCACACTAAAGGAGAGGGCGCAAGCCCTCTCCTTTTTTATTAACAATCAATAAATCTTAAAAAATTTAATAAATTTTTTAGAAAATAGCAGTTATTAATAAAAAATAAAATTTGACATATGCCATTATATGTCCTATACTTATCGTGTAAGGAGTTAGGACAATGGAAAAGATTACGACACTAGAAGCGGTAAACAAGTTGGTTGCATTCAATCAACTTTACAATAAGATTGTTACGGCAACAACTGAAGCGAAGAATGCTCTCACCCAAGCAGAATGGGCTTTGGAAGATGCAAAGTTTGAAATTCTGCGCACGGTTGATGTCAAGGAACTGGGTTCCAATTCAGAACAGCGAGAAGCAAAACTCTCCGGTATGCTTGCAGAACACGTCAAGTCTGTTCGCTGTTCCACTCTCACCTATGAACTTGCTAAGGCAGAAGAGCAGAAATGCCGTGCAAACCTAGAGTTTGCAAAACACTTGGTTCGTGCTTCCGAACTGTTGATGGAAGCCTAAGACCAAAGGGAGGGCGAAAGCCCTCCCTTTTTTATTAACTATTAATATTTTCTAAAAAATCTTTATAGATTTTTTAAGCTTTAGCGATTGTTAATATTTATTGGAGGGGATTTCTCCCCTCCAATGTCAACCTAGCCGGAGACCGTGTAAGCGTCCTCGGCAAAGTTCTGCTCACCAAGGATTGCATCAACAGTCTTGATGCCGTCCTCGATAGCCTTGATGAGATTGCTCGTAACCAATTTCTCATCAAACTCGCTATCGGACAACCAGATGGAATTACCAAACTTGTTGTACTTGTTGAAGCCACCCGTGCGACATACCTTGTAAGTAAACAGTTTAGCAAGTTCATCGGTATCGCCAGACATAAAGGACAGAATGGTGATATCGTTGTTGTAAAGTGTCTTGAAGATATCCCAGACACGGACTTGCTTCTTTGTGCTATCGCCAGATGCACCATCCTTTGGTGCAATGTACTGGCGGTCAACAAGGACGATAAAGCGGTCACGATAGTGGAAAGCGGCTCCACCACCACGCTCAAGGCGCAGAGTAGTGTTACCTGGAATGCCTACACTAGTAACCATTGTAAGGTTAGGGTGCTTTTCTGCCATCTTTTCAAAGACAGCATTGCGGATGTTGCGGAGGCTCTGAATAGATGCTTCAGATTCAGGAGAGTTCTTTTGTCTAGCCATTTCAAGTTCCTTTATCAAACTGATGCATCAGTGTATAGCATATATAGACATATGTCAAGAACTATTTTTCATTAACAATTGCTAGATTCTAAAAAATCTATAAAGATTTTTTAAGAAATACTAGTTGTTAATAAAAAAGAGAGGGCTTTCGCCCTCTCTTTAGCCTTCGATGTTTACGTGCTTTATGCAATCTAGAAGCCCAAAGTTATACTCTTTCAAGTTTTGCATCACCACATCTTTCTCATAGATATCTTCACAGTCCCTGATGAACTCTACAAGACGATTGACAAATGTTTGCTTTTTAACCAAAGTCAAGTCTGTGAGATTATCACCATATGTGAACTGATCAAGGAACTCTGTCTGTTCACAATCACCAAGTTCGATTGCATCAAACACATCACTAGCGTTCACGAAATAAACTGTCTCTGCCATTATTTCACCTCAACCTTTACTGACAAGATACCAAAAGCGATAGACAACAAGCCTAAAGTCACAAGCACAGACATTACAATACTATCCATTACTTTGCCTCAATTCCTACAAACGGGTCACCAACGTTATCTGTTGCATGGTAGTCCTTGGTGATGGTATTCAACTTTTCCTCAAGTATAGCAAGTTCTTCTTTTATCCAAGCAATTCGTTGCTCTGGTGTTACGTTTTCTACCTCAAGTGCAGACGAAACACTA